GATACATATGCACTACAGCCTTAATCCATTCCTGCCAGATGAGTTCATCCGTGAGCTTGAGGCTCTTAAAGAGGTAGATCTGCAGCTATACAAGCGGTTTACAAAAGGAGAGTGGGGTGAGACCACAGGCCAGATCTACCAGAACTGGAGGATTGTGGATAAGCTACCCGACCTACGTGACTTGAACTTGGATATTGGTGTGGACTTCGGTTGGGAGAACCCCAGCGTTGCGTTGCTGATCGGTCGCAAGGAACGTAAGATGTACATCATAGATGAGGTCTACCAGCGATACCTTACAACCGATGAGTTCGCTCAGAAGATCAAGGATATGATTGAGCGGTGGCAAGTACCACGTAACATCACACTTTACTGTGATCCCAGCAGTCCTGGCAGCATACAGGAACTATACAATCACGGGTTGAATGCGAAGCCTGCTGAGCGGCGACAGGTGATGGAAGGCATACGGTTGTGCCAAGGCTACAAGATATACATCTACGATAAGTGTGAGAACTTCAAAAAGGAGATCCGCAACTACAAGTTTGAGCAGGACAAAGAGGGCAACATCCTTGAGAAACCCGTGAAGGCGTTCGACCACGCCATGGATGCTATGAGGTACGTGGTACAGAGTACGGGGTTGCGTACTTTGAAACCTGCTTCATCTTCCATAGAGGATGAGGAATTTCAGGACTATGAATAAGGAGGCTATATGGAAAAGCATGTAACTTTGGGAGAAGCCATCCTTGACCAGGAAACTCTGAGACTTTTCCTAAAAGGCTTCAGACGGTTAGCAGATGCTGTACGGGTTGAGGGGATGCCGTTGCCAATCGAGGAGTTACAACGTGCAGCCGTCTTCACATGGTTTGCTAACCCTGTGGCAAGGCGGTTACTTAGTTTGATAGCGGAGACCACAATACAGTTTGGCTACACCGTGAAGGTCAACGAGGCATCCAACGTTGAGCGAGCACAGGCGATAATCGAGGATGAGTGGGAGAACCCTATCCATCCGTGGGGACGCAGGCAAGCATTTTACTACACACAGCTATTGCTGTTGGGTGAGCTATTCCTGAGACCTGAGAAGCGAGGTGACGTAATCTCGTGGTTCTTTATACCAGCTACTTCGATTAAAGAGGTGCGCTTTGACACACTCCACAACCCCAAAACTGTGGTGTTGAGCGACGACACGGAACTGGAGATCATGCATTGGGAAGGTGACAAGCTGGTAGGTGAGGTGTTCTACTTCAACGTCAACTCGATGCCTGGCTTCGTTGATCGTGGTGTTACTGAATACATGTGGTTGGCCGAACCCTGCTATGATACGATACGGCTGTACAAGCGGATGAACGACCGTATGGATCTCTGCAACCGCATCCTCTGGGACGTGACACTCGAAGGTGCAGACGACGATACAATAGAGAAGTACAAAAAGGAGCACGCATCACCACCAAAGCCCAACACCGTTGAGGTGCATAACGAGAAGGTGAGCTGGAAGATCATCCAACCCAGCTTCGGTACAAGTGAATTCGAGAAGGCAATTGACCTGATGTTATCCTTTATTGCCTTCCTTGCTGGTGTGCCCAAACATTGGTTGAACGCCATCATGGACGTTAACCGAGCCACCGCCAGCGAGATGAACCAAGCAACTGAGCTGATATTCGCATATAGGCAAGGGTTCTGGCGTGACATAATGTACCAGATAGTGAACTACATCCTGTCGGCTCATGGGTTCGAGGACTTCAACTATGAGATACAGGTACCACGTATCGGTGCACGTGTAGCGACATACCTTGCACAAGCTCTGCTGCAGATAACCAATTCTCTGAGTATAGGGCAATCAATGGAGTGGGTGACCAGCGAACAGGCACAGACCGTATTCCTTGGTGTGCTGAGAAATCTTGGGTTCGACCTCACACCTGAAGCTGAGGAGACCGAAGCCCAGAGGATAGCTAAGAACATACGGATCTATCAGCAGGTGCGTGAACTGGTCGAGGGTAGGTAATGCCCACACTCCCCGAATACGTGCGTCACATACGCCGTATATTGCGTGAGAACCAGAACATCATCTTTAGCCCCCGTGAGTTCCGCAGGTTGTTAAACGAGTGGATTGAGGAGTTACGTGGTCAGATAGCAACCATATGGTCACCTGAGGAGGTGGCGAGGTTGGAGGAACGCATCGACCGCTTATTCCGTGAGCTGGAAGAGCGGATGTACACGTACGTAGACGATAACATACGACGTGGTGCCGAGAACATAATGAGTGGTGTCGATGCTTACGTGAGAGATCCAGCTTTCCTGGGTACAATAGATCCACAGGCACTCGACCTCCAACACCGCTACACGATGACCCTGATACGCAACATCACACAGGATACACAACGCAGGGTACTTATACAACTACGGACGGGATTGGCTGCAGGCAAAAGCGTGGAGTGGATGATGCAACTCATAGGCCGTACAGTTGATAGCGGGATATTCCGTGACGTGATGTATAGGGCTGAGTTGATCGCACGCACGGAGACGGGAAGGTTGCTTAATTTATCAGCTTTACAATCCATCCGTGAATACGGGAAGATACGGCCAGATGCTAAGAAGATGTGGGTACACTCAGGTATCGTGAAGACGGCACGACCTCACCACATGGCTCTACATGGGACAGTCATCCCACACGATGCTAAGTTTCAGGTTGGTGATTACCTTGCCGACGGGCCTCACGACCCTAACCTACCAGCAAGCGAAGTCTGTAACTGCAGATGTACCGTTGTACCAGTACCGCCAGATATGGAGCAAAGGTTCGCTCAGGAGGCTAAAGACTATTGGGAACAGACGACACAAGCTGGTCGCAACACACTATTTACGCCAGCACAGTTTCGAGGCTGGTACTTCGCTACCACCAACCGCACCGTCACACCACGTGTGAGCACATACCGAGCTATGCGTGAGATGTCGGGTAGTGAGGTACGTTCAATCCTTATGACGGCTGAACAGGCAGCGGAGTTAATGCTGAGTGAACGACAGGTTGCAAGGTACCTAAAGCACATGAACTCTATGGCTGCACGTGCATATGTGGTTATGAAAGAGTACATCAAGGAGCGCAAGCTACAGCTACGCAACCTCGTGTACTTCATGAATGAGGACATAACATGTGGTGAGGCAATCCTTCATTGGGAAAGTGAGCTTGCCCGTATGGTAAGCCTCGAAGGCACGATTTATCGGGGCTGTAACTATCCATTGTTTACAGGCGAACCTATCATCCCGTTGCGGGCTGGCCAGATAGTTAGATGCACGTTGACACCGTTTACGTATGATCTGAACATAGCACAGCAATTTGGTGATACGTACATCTTCAAAATCGAGCAACGGCGTATACGTGGATACGTCTATCGTGGAGCTGGTTTCGAAGCCGAACGTGAAGTTGGTGTCTCAGGGTTCTACCGTATCACTCGTATCGAGCGTGTAGGTGACCTCAGATACGTGTATCTGGAGCCTACCGAGGAGGTGCAACCCGATTTATTGATACCGCTTGTACTTTGAGGGTTGACAAATCCCGTTGCCCACATAGCAATAGAGAGGAAGGAGGTTAAAATGAAAGTGTACAAGGATTATGTGGAGCTTAATGTGACCGAATACCCGTTTGACGGGTATACGGTGTATCGTGGTGATTATGAGGGTAAAATCCCTCATCCAAAAGGAGGTAGCATGAAAAGCCTTCCGCAGGCAGTCCAGGAGAAGTTAAAGAAGGCACTCAAGAAATATGGGAAAACGGAGGCCGACATCCGCAACTACTGGGAGGAGACACATCCCGATAAGACGGTTTACCATTTCGATATTGGTTGGTGTGGTGCAGACAAGGGATACGTTGTGATAGCGATTGAACAGCCTAAAGAGAAAAAGAAAAAGTAAGAAGGAGCTGACATGCCGTTGATAGCACAACGAGGGCATCTCGACTTTCTGAAACGGTTGCCGATAAAGGAGCCAGGCTCTGGTTGGAGTTTCACCGCCGATGATGGTAACAAGATAATCGAGCAAAAGGGCTGGGACGTATATGCTAAGTGTCACCTTGCTAAAGAGCCAGGTGCTGATGAGAAGACTAAAGAGGCGTGGAAGTTCCCCGTCGCTAAAATCGACAGCGATGGTAGGTTGAAGCTCTGGTACGATGGTATTCGTGCAGCCATCACACGTGCTGGCCAACATGGACACGCAGCCGTTCAGGCGTTGGCATATCAGCTTTTCAGGTATGTACGTGAGAAGTTGGGTATGGAGGAGGAAGCCATCGAACCTGAGATCCAACAGGCGATTGAGAAATTGCAGACACAAGGCACGTATGAGGCTAAAGCACCGTTCACGGTACTGGAAGCCAATGAACGTGGTAAACGTTGGAAGGTGGTCATCATACAGCAAGGTTGGAGTGCCAATAAGCGGTTCTATCCAAAAGAAGTGCTACAGGAAGCGGTTCCTAAATACGAGGGAGTACGTGTATTCGCTCCACGTGGTAGTGAACATCCAGTACCTAAAGAAAGTCCATTTGGTGTGGTAGGTGTTGGTGACCTTGCTGGCTACCTTGAGAACATTGCTTATGAGAGTTTCACGAAACCCAACGGTGAGAAAGGAGAAGGTGTAACTGGTGAGTTCGTGGTCACCAACCCCGTCATCCGTGAGCAATTGGTCACGCTGTACGATGAAGCTAAGAGGCAAAACAAGCCTGAGCTGATGATGAACATACTCGGTTTCTCTCACCGTGTAACAGGTCGCCAGATACGTGAAGCTGAAGGTTGGCGTGTTGAAAGCATAGACCAAGTCCATGGCGTGGACTTGGTGTTGAACCCCGCAGCAGGGGGAGCAGTTTTGGAACTTTTAGAGGCTATAAAACAACCAACCCTTAAGAAAGGGGAAAGAGATTTTAAGGGAGGTAACATGGATAGGAAGAAACTACAGGATATGCTTGCCCCCGTGTTAGAAGCTTTGGGGGTTGAAGGTATAAACTGGGGTGAAGTATCGGACGACACGTGGAAGAAGGTTGAGGAGAGCGTCCAGAAGATCGTACAACTGTGGACACAGATGATGAAAGCACAGGAACAGGCTAAACAGGCACAACAGCAGGCACAACAGGCTAAACAAGGGATGGGCGAGGCGGCCGAGCAACTCAAAGAGATTGTGGACGAGGTCAACAAGCTCAGGGCTGAGATACGTGAAGCTAAGATGAAGGAGGTGAAGGCCAAACTCAATAAACTCCCAGATAAGGTGAAAGACAAGGTTGAGGCCGAAATCTCCAACATGGAGCCTGAGGAAGCCGACAGGTACATCTCACATATCGTAGAGGCTGTTGATGCCACACAGACACGACAAGTAGGTGTTATATCTCCCACGTTCAGTATGACCGATCCGAGAGAAAAGAAAGCCGAGAGGTTCTATAAAATGTTGGTAGGTGAGGAAGGCGGGTACTCGTCACTCCACGAAGCATATCAGGACTTCACGGGTAAATTCGGGTTGACACCTGTCGATATAGCACGTGGCATATGGAGTGAACTGGCAACCGAGATACGCCAGAGATCTATTCCAGGGTTGGGTTATCCAGCCGATGAAAACCGCTTCGAGGAGGCAATTACAACTGGTAGCTTCGGTACGTTGTTCACGGTTACATTGAAGCGTGCGTTGCTGAAATACTACAAGCTTGATTACCTGAATAAGTGGAAGCTGGTGGTGAGCGAGGTAGGTTCAGCAACCGACTTCCGTAAGAAAGAGTACACCAGAGTTGGTGGTTACGGAGGTACACTTGCTGTGGTGGACGAAGGTAATGATTATCAGGCACTCACATCACCAAGCAAGGAAGGACCAATAGAGATCCAGGTATCGAAACGTGGTGGCATCGAGACATGGACATGGGAAGCAGCAGTCAACGACGACCTCCGCATCCTGCGTGATATACCTAAGAAACTCGGTATCCTTGCAGCCAAGACACTCTATAAGGCGGTATTCGACATCTTTGTAAACAACCCAACCATCTACGATAGCAAATCCCTATTCTGTAGTGACCACGGCAATCTTGGTAACTCGGCACTTTCAATTGATGCGTTGAAGACCGCACGTCAGGCGATGTTCAAACAAACAAATATCGAAGGAGATCGGCTTGGTATAGTACCTAAGTACCTGCTTATACCTGTGGAGCTTGAGAATACAGCAGAGAAGATCATCGGCACAGCACCAATAACTGGTGGTGGTACGGAAGGCCCCGACATCGGTGTATCACGTGGACTTGCCCAGAAATGGGGTCTCCAGTACGTGGTGATCGAGCACTTCACAGATGCTAACGATTGGGTACTGATGGCAGACCCGAAAATCTACGACACGATAGAGGTTGACTTCCTTAACGGTAAACAAGATCCTGAGCTATTCATCTCGGATGCCGCTACTGCGTACAGCATGTTTAAGAGTGACAAGATAGAGATCAAGATACGTCACGTGTGGGGTATAGCGGTACTCGATTACAGGCCATTCTACAAGTCTGTGGTGACATAAGGTGCTGAAGATAACGGCTAAGATAGGGACGTACAACATCGACCGAGTGTGGGAGGTACTCTATCGTGGCATCTGGGACATCTCCATGAAAGCGGTTGGCCTCGCTCGCTTACGGGCACCTGTCTACACGGGGTTGTATCGCCGTAGCTTACAGATGCGTCCGTACATTGTGGAGCCAAATAGTAGAATTGTGGTGCATGTTGGGTCGCATGTTGAGTACGCCGATGTGATTGAGTACGGTAGGCGACCAGGACGACCACCGCCATACACAGCCCTGATCTTGTGGGTACGCCGTAAACTCGGTATCCCACGTGAGCAAGCACCACGTGTTGCGTATCTGGTGGCACGTGCCATCGGTAGACGTGGGTTACCAGGCCGTTACGTGTTGAATAGTGTGTGGCACGACATCATACCTGATATTGAGCACCTAAACGTTGCAGTACAGCGAGCCATAACCGAGCAATGAGCGAAGTGTATAGTAAGATTGCGGAAGCTATAAAGTTGAGGTTACAGAGCGTGAGTGGTATTGGTGTTATCCATACGTATCCACGAGCCGCACGCTCGGATAAGGAGTTACAGGAGTACTATGTGCCATCTGGTAGTAAGAAAATCAACGCCGTTGAGATTGCACGTGTGAAAATAGACAGTAACTGGTCAACTAACCAGCAGATTGAGGACGTACACCACTACAAGCTGATTTTGTGGTACAGTTGGGATGATAAAAATAAATCGTACGTGGAGTTCCAGCACCTGATCGACCGCATACGAGCTGAGTTCAACCACACTCCAGTCTTGCAAGTTGAAGATAAAGAGATGTACATTTATAAGCCGATCCCTGCTCCAAACATAATTGCTGACGAGCGGGCAGGGATTTTGTTACATTACGCAGAACTTGATTTATTTATAACAAACTGGAGGTAAAATGGCGAGGTTAGGCTTTGATACACTTTGCGATATAGGGAAAGAGACAACATACGGGTCGGAGGCTGGGTCGTTCGATGCTATACCCATACTGAGTGAGAGCCTAACACCTGAGCTTGACCAGATACGTGCTGAGATACTCAATCGTGGTAAACTCACCACGCAGTACGATACGTCGGGACTTAGGCGGGTAACTGGTTCAATTGAGGGGTTGCTGTATTTCGATACCGCTGATACCGAAGGTAAGCTTGCGGGGTTGGGTACGTTGTTGGAGCTTGCGCTTGGTGGTGAGGCATCGGGTACTGGTGAACACACGTATTACCCTGCCAAGACGTTGCCCAGCGGTACGTTGAGACTGAAACCAAAATCTGGTAGCATAGCTAAGTTTCTGGGGGTGAAGGTCAACACACTTACAATCTCTGGAGAGAAAGGTGCTGAACTGAGATATTCGGCTGAGGTAGTAGGCCGTGAACATGGGTCGGGTGATACACCAACCACGTTGCCCACAACATTATTGCCTATCACGTTCATGGATCTAACCGTGGATATTGGTGGTACTGAGGTGAACCCCGACAGCTTCGAGTTGACAATCAACAACAACCTCATAACTGACATGTACGCTAATAGCGATAAAATGTTGGAACCCGAACGTAACGCATGGTTGGAGGTGAACTTGAGGATACATTTTCCACGTATTACGAGCACCGAGGAGACACTCATTGGATATGCGGAGAACCACGCACCAAAAGACGTAACCATAACCGCTTCCCGTACAGCTGGAGGATACACATACAGCTTTGAGATCTTCCTGAAGGACGTTATCTTTCACGCTTATACCGACCACGTTGGAAGTCCAGGTGTTGTGCCACTTGAACTAACAGGTGCACCATCAGCTATAGCTGAGGGACAGACTGAATTCTATATCAAATACAGCAAGGTGAGCTCCACATAATGTGGATACACGGCAGGGACTGGAAAGTTGGCGTGTTACTGGGAGGTACAGCTTACAACATACCAGTACGGTCGGGCTACATCCGCAAAGAGCGTGTGAGCGAGGACTTCTATTTTAAAGGGATAGCTGACAACGTAGATATAGGTTACGTCTACAGGTGGCAACTCCGCACGTACATACATACGGCATTTTTTGAGAACACCGAGCTTGTGGATTGGCTATGGGGAGAGGACGGTGTGATAGAACCCACAGACAAGTTGCTGGACGTTATGATTTCGTTGCCTGGCGACAATTATGTCTACTACTCCTACATCGAAGGAGTTGATCTGGTCTATAAGCCGATGGCGAGTGAGCTAACACTTGTAGGTGTGGGTATCAAACGTACACAACAGAACTGGACGTTACAGGAG